AAAGGAAACATTGAAGCCCTGAAATTTCTGAACATACGCCGCAAGTTCGTTGTATTCGCCGGGATCGTCAACCATAGCGAAAAGCAAATCTTCCGGGGTTTTTACACCGTAGGAATCCTGTAATTCCGCATCATACAAATCAGGCATTACAACAGAAGCAATAATCATCTTCTGAATGTAAAGGCTGGATTTCATTTTAGGACGGAACATATTGGGCTTACCCGTAACAGGAACTTCAATAGTACAACTTTCACGGATAGTTTCATTTTCCTTTGAACTGATATGACGGAATTCCCATTCAAGGGGCTTACCGTTTTCATCACAAAGGGATTTAGTTACAGGGTGCATTTCATTTTCCTTTGCAACCTTGTTTTCCTTCATAAATTTAGCGAATTTAGACATTTTCTTAATCTTCCTTTCTGTGTATCGTGTTAAGGTAAAAACCCCGTATATGAGCCTATATAAAGCCCACATACGGGGAATTTATTAGTTCGTAAGGAATCCGGTAAGGTTTGCAAATGCTTCCGGCATAGAGAAGTCCTCAAAAGTACCTTCAATTTCTTCATCAAGGTATTCACCGTCAGCATCAAACTTTGCCAAAATACCACCGTCAGTATTGCAATCATAGAAAATGATAGTCTGTCTGCCAGCAGCAGAACCGGGATCATCATTCGTGATCTGCATTTCAAAGTACGCATCAACGCCCGTATTCTTGTAATCAATCAACGCCTGACGCATTACAGACTGATTATAATGGGCTGTACCGCTGAAAGTGCCTTCCATACCGCAAGACTTATGACCTGTCATAATTGCACCCAAACGGGGAACTGCTGCTTTGGTTTTATCAACCTTTGCTTCCATGTCAATCATCTGCATGAAGTTGTAACGGCGTGTTCCAATGGTAATGAAACATTCAGCCAGCTTTGCGGCAATCGTATCTTTGCCCTTCATAACAACATTGTTCATTGATTTTCACCCCTTCCTTTACGCAACGGTAACGGTCATATACAGTTTACCCATTGCGTTCACAACGGTAACTGCATCCGTTACAACAACAGATTTCTTTGTATTGCCCTGTGCAACAGAAACATCAGAATCAGCAAAATCTTCAATAGCACGAATATCATTAAGCTGCTGATGGTGCTTTACAATATCCGACCAAAGGGAAGTTCTTCCGGCGTTATCGTTAGGAACAACACCCAAATACTTTGTATTGAACAGTACCGCAATATCATTTGCAATCTGATCAATTACACGGATTGTCTGATTGTCCTTGAAAATATCGCCCTGCGTGTCAGAAGTAGTAACCATGCTGTTAATATCTTCAAGTACACGCACATCAGAACCGACCTTGTGAAGCGTAAATTCGCCCGCCTTGATAGCAGCCGCCAACTGATTCTGTGTATAGTTGGTATCAACGGTAAATTCACCGTTATAAACCTTGTTCTGATTGCTTCTGTTTACCTCACAACCAGCGGAAACGCCTGTTACCCAATATACAAGGCTTGCTTCACTCCAACCTTCATCAGTTACCTTGTTCTTCACATTGATAGTACCGTAATAATCGGCTGCCTTATTGTAAAGAACAAGCTGGAATTTGATACCCATTTCATCACGCAAACGCTTCACGAAAGAAGCCAAAAGGGTTTTGGTGGTTTCATCAGTAACCACAACGCCCATAGTGTTGTAGGTATAGGATTCAATCTTATCAAGATAAGCCTGATAAGCTGCACCGTCAACCGCACCGTTAGAACCACCGGAAAGAGGGGTTGCAGCGGTAACAGTAAGTTCAGCATCCTTCCAAGTAACGAACTTGTTCGCCACAAGATCAGCAGCCTTTGCAACGGTCTGTTCATCAACAACGGTTGTACCAACCACGGTTTTCACATCAAACAGGCTTGCATCATCTGCGTTTTCCTGAATGGTAATCTTAATATCATTACCACGAACACCCGTATAAAGTGCGGTTGCAAAATCGTTTGCAGCCTTTGCACCCCCGGAAGTCAGCTTATAAGCATAAAGGGTTTTTGTGTTCAAGAAAAGATCACGCAAACCTTTCAGCTTGTCATTGGTATATTCGTAACCAAAGATTTCCATACTGTTCTTCTGAAAATCACCGTTGGTTACTTCAAAAACTTCCCCATCAACACCCCAATCAAGATCAAGGGGCATTGTTGCAATACCTCTTTCGGAAAGGGCTGCGTTTGCGGAAGCTGCCGAAATGAAATTGATATATGCACCCGGCAAATCTTTATTCTGTGTAACGAAAGTTCCACCGCCTAAAGCCATGTTATTTCACCTGTCCTTTCATGTATTTTTCAATCATTTCTTCCACGGCGTTCACCGTGTACTGTTTATCAGGGGAAAGAATTGCGTTCACAATATCCTTCCTATCCTGAAAGCGTTTTGCAGCAAGCAACTGTTCTTTTGAAAATAAACTTTCAACCTTTTCAGGTTCGGTTACAGTTGCAGCCTTCTTTTTAGCTGCCATTCACATCACCTTATCCTTTCACGCTGATATTTTGTGATACATCTTCCATAGGAACGGAATCAACCTTCCTGTAAACGAACATATCGTAATTCACAAAGAAGTTCAAAACACCATCCACTATTTCAGATTTCATCTTTGAACCACGCACCAAATCCCCGGTAACGGTTATCCATTCAAGGCAAAATTCCATTCGTTCAGCAACAGCATGACATTCAGCCTTTGGGTTCTGTTTGTCTGCCGGGAAATACTGAATACAGAACTGATTTTCCCTAAAATACCGCTTTCCAAGAAAAAGGTTATGTGTTGGATTGATACAGGAAATAAAAAAACAAGGTTCTTCCAAACCCTGTTTTACTTCCTCTGTATAATTTTTGTAGCTATCACCAAATTCACCGTTTAGGGAAACGCTGATAGCATTGGTTATTAAATTTATTGAATCCATTACTTCATACACTCCCCTAAAAACTTTTTGATTTTAGCTTCAAGCACTTTGGGGGCGATTTCCTGAATTTCCTGTTCCGAAATCGTCAGCATAAACCGACCTTGAACCCACCCTTTATGATCCGGTGTTCGGTGTCCGTACTCCACATAGGAAGCATATTCCACCGGGTTCACAATCTCAATTACAAGGGTGTTTCCAAAGTGATTGATTGTAAGGGTATCGGCGTAAGCCTTACCAGCCGAAATTGAACCTTTACCCGAACCACCAACGGCTTCTTCATGGGTTTTGGAAGTCCAGCCCCGGCGAAGTGTACCGCCTTTTTTACCTGAACTTTTGGGGTATTCCCCAACGGGTGTACGCTTTATGACTTTGGCAAGCAAGCGGGCGGCAAGTTCTTTTGCACACGCTTCAATGAAGGCTTCAACATTGCCTTCCTGAATTTTGTTCAACTGCTTTTGCAGCTTTTTCATATCAGCCGCCGAAAACCCGCCCATTTTAGCCATTTAAGCCCACCCCTTGAACTGTTCAAGCATGATTTCCTGATGGGAAGCATAAACGGCGGGTATGCCGCTTGCGGAATATTCCCCCGTAACGCCATTTTGTACTACAACGATCTTTGAACCGCTGTTTATCGTGATTTCCGGTGATATGAATAATTTTGTACCTTGCGAAATTGCCGCTGCTGTATCGGTTTGAACAACGGCGTTCAACTTTTCAAATGACAATTTGCAGGGTTGTTCTTCAAGAACGGTAATTTCTTTATGACGGGTGATTTTTGTTTCGCCATCTGTTACAGCCCTGTATTCCACAATGGAACATACACCTTCATAGGTGCTTTCAATGGCTTTCCTTGCCGCTTTTCGTGCGGCTGCTACATTTACCATCTGATTTTCCTGTAACATGAAAATTCATCCCGCCCGTAAGTTAGAAGGTAACTGACAAAAGCGTTTAACCGCTGTTCCGGTGTCAAGCTACTTTCCCCGGTTGCAAAAACGGTGTTGGTATCACCTGTTTGTATCTGTTTTACCGCAAAATCCAAATCAAGCCCTGCAATGTCATTCGGTGAAAAAGTTTTCTTTGCCGTTAAGAACTCACCAATAGCCATATCAACAGCGATATTCACCAGCCCGTCAGGTATGGAAGAAACATTGCAATCATTTTTTATGGTGTTTTCCACCTTCTGAATAGAGAAGTTCAGAATTACTTCATCACCATCTTTCAGGGTGTAACCAAAGGATTGTAACCTTTCCTTTACCTTTTCCAGCATGGGAATCACCGCCTTTTACTTATTCGCTTCCGCTTCCTGAATGATTTTCAGAATGTCAGCCTTCTTTGTAGCTTCACCCAAATCAATGTTGTTTTCCGCTGCATAGGCTTTCAGTTCATCAAGGTTCATTTTGTCGAGGGTTTTAGCATCTGCTTCACCTTCAACTTTATACCCCATACCTTTCAGCTTGAAAGCAAGTTTTTCATCACTTGTTTCAAGAACACCCTTTACAAACTTACAAAGGGGGCGGTTATTTTCACCATCCCAAAGAATATTAGGGGTTTTAGGTTTCTTTGTTACGATAAACATACTATCACCCTACCTTTCTTATACGGTTGCACCCGTAGCAAGCCCAGTAATAGCACCGTGAAGGAACGCCGGACCGTGAGCCAAACCAATCTGACCGTAGATCTGAATCTTATCGGAAGCACCCGTTTTTGCAAGATCTTCCTGAAAGAGAACGCCCTTGCCCGGAACTGCCTGAAAT